GGCGGTGGATCGACGGGCGGCAGGGACAGCACAACGCGGCGCGCGGCGTCTTCAGCGGCTGCGATCAGCGCTTGTGAGAGCAGGCCGGCGTCTGCGGTTGGGACTGGGTCGGCGGGCACAGCGTCCCGACCGCCCGGCAGCATCATGGCGATCTCGTCCTGATCCAGCGCCTTCATGCCGCCCACGCGCTGCGTCAGCGCGGCAATCCAGCGCAGGTATTCGTCTGAGATCGTGACCGGCAGGTCCGTCCCGTTGACCTTGACATAGCCAAGCGTCACGCCGGCGCGGGGAGACGTGACGATGCTCATCCGGCCTCCACGTTGGCAGAGTGGATGGTGAGCTTGGCCGTCGAATGACAGCGCAGGCGAAACACGCGGTCACGCGACTGGCCGAGGAACAGCCAGCGCACGCGCTGCATCCACCGCCCCACCGCGCCCAGCGACCGGATCAGCGGCGCGTCGAAGTTGTAGCCGCCGTCATTGCTGATCTCGAGGGAGATCGAGGCATCGCCTTGCCCAGTCGAGCAGGCCAGGTCGAGCGAGCGATACGGCATCAGCTCCATGGTCGGCGTGACCAGATGCGGCCAGGTGCGCTCGCGCAGCATGGGCGCGCCATCGATGGCAGCCGTGGTCTTGTCCAGGCGGTAGATCTTGGAGCCGCGATAGACGTAGTGGGCGCCGTCGTGGAACAGCACGGACTCGCCACGCATCGGCACCATGTCGGTACCGTCCAGTTCCGCGCGCTCATGCCACTGCTGCGTTGAGAAGTCGTAGACCAGCGCGGTATCGAGGCCAGGCGCGGTGATGCCGACGAACTCGTTGCCGTCCGTCATGTAGGACCACATAACGGCTTGGCTGATGTCGGAGCTGCCTTCCAAAACCTCTTCGATGGCCTGCGTGGATATGCGCAGAGGCTGATGGCCTTGCATCTGATAGACGTAGCCACGGCCACGGGTCGTCTGGCCGATCCAGACCGGGCAGTCGCTGGCCAGGGCGATGGCGCGTGGGCCGACGATGCCGACATCAATCGGCGTTGAGTTGTAGCGAACGAAGGGGAAGTCAGCGTCCCCGCTGTCGATCCAGACCTCGCAGGAGTGCGCGCCGAAGATGAAAAGTTCGCGCCGATAGACGATGTGGCGGCGGATCAGATCGGGGGCGGCGTCGGCGCTGCTGAAGTCCAGGGCATCGAGCGTCGAGCCGTCGTCGATGGCCGAGATGTAGAACTGGTCCGAGTCCGGGGCCACGAAGATGAAGTAGCCGTCCAGCTCGTCGACGTCGGCAGACCCGCGCCAACCACCCGAGGTGATCTGCGCGAAGTCGTTGCCCTGCAGGTCGAACACGTAACCGTGAGCGCCATCCACAAGCACCAGCTGCTGACTGCCCGGCTTCATGCCGACATAGCCGTACACGCTGGCCAGCGACCCGCGCTCGGTCACGGTGCCGGAGGCCTCGATCTCGTACAGCTTGAAGCCTGCCACGACGAACCAGCGGCCCTCGGCCTCAGCCCAGCCTCGAACGTCGTCGCCGAGGTCGTGCACTTCCACCAGCCCCGGCGGGCTGTCCAGCACGACGCGCAAGTCCTCGCCGACGCCTTCGACCTGGCGCATGAACAGATTCACCGAACGCTCGATGCCGCTCTTGCGGTCGGCCAGGCGGTAGCTCGGGCCGATGCACTGGATTGCGCGGGCGCCGGCCATCAGTAGCCCCGCTTGATGCGTGCCACAGGCCCGGCGGTGTCTCCGGCCTTGACGATGGCGGGGTTGCAGGTTTGAGACCGCAGGGCGTGCCGCGCGCGACGCGCAGCGATCAGCACCTCGGGTTTGCTGCCGCCCAGGCTCGGAGCCAGCTTCTCCGCCAGCAGCGCCTGCAGGTTGGCCTTGTACCCCTTGGGCATGCTGTAGTCGGTGTCCAGGTCCGCGAAGTCGCTGACGACCTGCTTCGTGCGCAGCGTGACGACCAGTGCCGTCACTGCCGGATAGAGGTAGACCGTCGCAGCGCCGTCGTGCGCGTACCAGCCCGGAACCGTGCTCAGCGTCTTGATCGGCACGTCGGCATAGGCGCCGGGCGTCATCGGGTTGAGCGGCACATCCAGGCCGCCCCAGCGCACCGTGGCACCGAGGATCTCATCGCCAGACACCAGCCCAGCCCAGTCCACGCCCAACGTGCCGTAGGTGCCCGTGATCGGAGTCGAGACGGTGAAGATCTCGCGGAACAGGAACGACTTGGCGCCGTTGAACTCGTCGACGACGGCATTCAGCGCGCCCAGGCACGTCGCCGCGGTATCGGGGTCGAGCGTCTCCCCGGGCGCGAGACGGTTCAGGTGAAACGTCAGCGTGCCGGTGATGACGCTGCGGGCAGTGGTCACTCGTCAGCCTTCGACTTGCGGCCACGCTTGACAGGTGCGACGCCCTCAGGAGCTTGAGCCTCGTGCGTGGCTTGTTGCTCGTTGTCCTGGGGCGCCGCAGCCGGTGCGGGCTGGGCCTCGTCGGTCCAGCCGTTGCTGCGCATGGTTGCCTCTTCGTTCGCGTTGTGCGCGAAGGCGAAGCCATGCTGCGGGTGTTGGAGTCGTTTCATGTGGTTCTCCAGGAGAGAACCCCGGCCGGAGCCGGGGCGTCTGCTTAGGACGTGGCGGCCGGCGTGGCGATGGTGCCGCTGCCGACGACGACACCGGTGATCGCCCACACGGTGGCGGACAGCGCCTCCACCTTGAAGCGCGTGCCGATGATGCCGCCGGTGGTCGTGCCATTCATGCCTATGGACCGGTGCGTGGAGCCATCGAACGCGAAGCCGGCGGGGCTGGCGGTCGCGGTGGTGAAGGTCAGCACCTCACCGAGCAGGAAGGTCGTCGACGCATCGGTCAGCACCTTCGACGTGCTGGACGTGACCGTGGTCGTTGTCATGAACTCGAAGAACATGCCGGGGACAGGCGCGGGCAGGTTGACCGTAAAGCCGGCCGCGGCGTCGAGCAGGACCAGCGCGCCGGATTCCTTGGCGCTGAGCGTGTAGGCGGCGGCCAGGGCGATGACCTGGCGAGCCGCGGAGGCGTGGATGGACAGTGCCGGAGCGCGGTACGAGAGCGACTCGTAGTTCTGGAGCGTGTTGCTGGAGAAGGCCATGGTGTTTCCTTGTTGGGTGCAGAGACGGGGCCGAAGCCCCGTTGCTCATCAGCTCGTGATGCGGCAGGCCCACTCGGGGCGCAGCGCGGCGAAGCCGTACAAGATGTCGATACGCATCAGCAGCTCGTCGTTGCGGATGTCGCTCGCCTGCCAGACCCGCAGGCTCAGGCCGTCCTGGGTGCGGCGCACGCACTTGGCGGCGTCGTCCATCAGCGGCAGGTCAGCCGTGACGAACTGGAACGCTTCCTTGTGGTACATCAGGTTCTGCACGTAGGACGTGCTGGCGCCGCCGACGAAGGTCAGGGTCTTGCTGTTGAAGTCGGTCGTCGCCAGCGTGGCACCGGTGGACGAAACGACGTTCTTGCGAGGACCGGTCAGGTAGAAGGCCGGCGAGACGGTCACGGTCGTGGCGCCGATGGCGGTGATCGTGAACTGCTGCAGCGACGCGTAGGGCGCCTTGGTCTCGGGGTGGCAGGCGTAGACACCGGAGATGGTGAAGACCTGCCCGACGTTGACCGCCGAGGTCAGGATCGTGGAGTGCATGTCCAGCGTCGAGCCACCGTCCGTGACCAGCGCCGCGGCGTCGGTCGTGCCCGTCACGTCGGAGCCGTTGGTCAGCGTCCACATGCGGTCGTTCTCGTACCAGTCCGCCATCGCGGTCCGGCCGATCATGCCCTCGCGGTACTGCTCCTTGATCTGCGTCGAGTCCTGGAACAGGCCCTTGAGGCCGTTGACCATGCCGCCCATGGTGACGCTGTCCATCTGGACGTAGCGGTTGCCGTCCTTCGGGGCCAGGTACTGGTTCAACTTGGCGCGAGCGGCGCCGACGGCCACCAGGTCAGTCGGGGGCGTGCCTGCGGTGCCGGCGACGTTGTAGGTCGCCTTGGTGGCATAGGCCAGGTAGTCTGACTCGATGCCAGAAACCAGCACCGACATGGCGGGCTCGATGTAGCGCTTGCTGATCTCGTCGATGGACAGGGCCAACTCGGCGGAGTTGAATCGCATGTCGACGTGGTCCTGCGTCGCCAGGGTGATCGTGCCCGTGCGCTCGGACTGCTCCTGCACGTCCATCACGCGGGAACCCTGCGTGCGGGTGTACTGGTTGGGGTAGCGCACGCGCAGAGCGGAGCCGATCTTGGCGCCGGTCTTGGCGTAGGAGTCGTCGTATTGACGATCGGTCGTGCCGATGAACTGGCACTTCTCATGGGCGATGCGCAGTGCTTCGCGCGTCACCATGTCGATAGTTACGAGGCTGTTGGCCATGGTTCGAATTCCTTATCGGCGCGCAGCGATCTGCTTGCGGCGCCATGCCGCGAACTCGGCGTCGGTCATGCGCGACGGGTCCGGGTCCGCTGTTCCCCTGCCTCGATCGCTTTCGAGAGGCGCGGGGGCCTTGGAGGGCTGCGGCTTGGCTTCGGCCTGGCGGGCGGCGAGCTTGTCTTCCAGCTTGGCGATCGCTCGCCCGGCTTGGACCGCGCTCATGCGGCCGATGGCTTCTGCTTCTGCAGCGTTCTCGGGGTCGGCCAGGTACTCGATCAGCAGGTGCGGCTGGTCTGCCTCGAAGATTGCGTCGGTCGCTGGCTTGGGCCGGCCTTGGGCGTCTTCAAGCCCACCGAATGCGTCGTCGAGTTCAGCCGCGTAGGCGTCGAACTTCTCCAATCCCCAGGTCGTGGCGAGCTTTTCGACGGTCGCCGCGCGGCGCTCGATCTCTGCCTGAGCCTGGGTGATCGTCGGGGCCAGCTTCTTGGCCTCTTGGTCGATCAACCGCTTGAGCTCAGCGCGAGAGAGCTGTACCGGCTCGTCGTCTGCTTGCTGCGCGGCAGTCTGCTCGCGCGGGCCATGAGCTGTATTGGCGCCTTGTTGGCTTTGCGTGGCCTGGTAGTAGCGCCTGGTGAGGTTGTCGACGCGGCGGCGAAGGCGCGCGATCTCGCGTTCCTCGGGGGTCTTTTCCTTCTTGGGCTGCTCGCCCTCGGGCTTGGGGTCGGCCTGCTCCGTGCCTTCGACCTGTTGGGCTTGTTCGGCAGGCTGGGCAATGGCTTGCCCGCCCACCTCTGCCGGGGTGCCGGCTTCTGGCGATGCGGTGTCCTGAAGACTCACGACGATGACTCCGCGGCACGGGGCCGCAAGCGATCGGGCGGGATGCCCGGTCAAGTCATGAAGTGGTCTCCCTCAATACGAGTAGTTCTGCCCGTTGACCGTGATGCACACGGTCTCGTCGGGCAGCACGTTGCAGTTGGTGATGGCGCCGCTCAGGAGCACTCCGCGAACCTCTTGCCATGCGTCCTTCATGAGGCTCGACATGGACATGTCCGGGTTGTCGTACGTGTACCAAAAGTACCGCTTGACCCCCATGGCCGCACACAGCGCCAGGGAGCGCTTGACCATGCGCGCTTTCCATGCCTCATCGATCGTGCGGGCCGGGTCTGCAAGGACGCCGGTCTCGGTGTTCCAAATCTCAGTGCTGGTCAGGCCTGCCGCATCAAGCGCAGCGCGCACCAGAGGGACCTGAGCCTGAAGCGACCGCTCAGGCTGACCGTGGATCCCAAAGTTGTAGTACGGCGGGTATAGGTGGCAGCCGCCCACATCCACGTGGTCCTTCCCCGTGCCGCTCGCTCCATCGCTGGTGCTGAGCATGGTTGTGAGCCATGCATACCCAGTGCCCTCTGGCTCCTGGATGGTCGGAGCGACGACCTTGATAGACGAATCAACGGAGCGCCACGCATTACGAAAAATGCGCAGCTCCTCGACGTACTGAGCGAACGTCCGGGCGTTGTAGCTGGTGTAGTTGTTTTCGTTGCCGTATTCGGTGGACGTGACCTTGCCGTGCGCGCCGCCGTTGAATGCTGTGGCAAACGCCGCCGTGCTGGCCGCAAGCTCAGTACGTCCCGCAGCGCTCAGTGGCTGGTTGCTGCCCTTGAAATTGCCGCCGTTGTCGTATTTGCCGGTGTTTGGGGTGGAGATTACTAAGCTGTCAGGGTTGCCGATCCACATGTAGTTGATCGCCTTGCCAGCTGCATAAAAGGGGTCAACTACTTGGTAGAGATCCTGAAAGTTGTAGTTGCCCGGGGACACGTACCAGTTGTGCCAGCGAATGCCGTTGCCAGTGAGTGGACCTTTGACATCGTGCAGCCGGACGCCGTAGTAGTCGATATCCCTCGGCACGCCAACGTTGCCGGGGTCATAGACATGGATATTGAAGAACGTCTGATCAACCGTGCGCGATCCGCTGAAGACATTGCGCACCGTGGTTTTGGGGCTCGTGACGCCACCGGCCGTGAAGTAGTCGGCCGGCGTGATGGTCTTGTAAGTCCCGGCCGTGCCATCACGCCACAGCTCGACTTGCGTGGTCGCTGGATCGCTCACCCACACGGTTTCACCGGATGGGCGGGTCTTGTTGCCGATGTCTGTTGGCATCCGCGGTATGGATCAGTCGGGGATGAAGCACAAAGCGTCAGGCGCTTGCGTGCCGCGCTCCTTCACCTCGATCTCATGAACCTGGCCGCCGTCGTCGGCGCGCACGTCAACCGTCCCGTCCTCGTTGATATGCGTCACGACGCCAGGGAAAGAGCCGATTTCTCCGCGCTGATAGGTGCCGCGCGTGCCCAGTGCAATGGTGCTCATGTGATGCTCCAGTTAGATCAGCGTGACCGCCAGCGCTTCAACGCCCATCGTGTTGGTGCCGGTGCCGGCCACGGGGAATTGGCCGGTCACGGTCAGCGTCTGATCGACCGAGAAATCCAGCGTGAAGGTCTGCGCACCGACCGAGCCGATTGGTCCGTAGATCGTGGTGCTGTTGGGGGCGCCAACTTGGGATGACAGCGAGTTGCGATTGCGCAGCCACCACCGTTGAGGGAAGACTTGGTGAGTAGTCAGGTCAAGGTTCGTCAGAACCGTTCCGCCGAAGCGCAGACGGGTCCGCTTGGTGGCCGCGGAGTTCGTGCTCGACCAAAGCGGCTCAATCAGCAGTCCATCATTGAGGCCGACCGTGTTTGCCGGGATGGTGACGCTGAATAGCGTGCTTTCTGTCGTGGACTGGCCTGCCGTGTCGGTAATGGTCGAGGCAACAGCCGACGCGTAGAGACGACTGCCGATAGAAGGGGCCCCTGCAATACGCAGGGTGCCGCTCGAATCTTGGTAGACCATCCCAGCGGCATCAGTCAGGGTGTAGGCCACTGACCCTTGTCGCACGGCCAGATTCACCACCATCGGCACGCCGTATGGCCCGAAGGTGCCGCTCTGAACGGACAGCTGCTGATCTGCAACCAGTTTCGGAGCAGAACTGACCAGGCTCAGCGTGCCGTTGCCGCTGGCTGATGACATGGCCAGAATGGAAAACGGCGGCAAAGTGAACGATGCGCTATTGCCAGCGGTGACGGTTGCCATGGCTACTCCATGCCCTCTGCGGGCGCAGGTTGTGTTGGGTCTTCGCCGAGGTCGCCCGGCAGGGGTTGCATATCGGCCGAGGCGGGCTCGCCTTCGGCCATCTCGTGCGGCGCGCTGCCGTCGGGGCCGGGGCCTTCGTTGCGCTCGTCGCCCAGCGGCTGCGGGCTGGTGAGCATCTGGTTGACGAGGTCGGCGACGATGGCCTTGATCTGCTCTTCGTTCGCGCCCGTGACCTTGAGTCGCTGGGTCTCGGCGTTGTACTGGTCGACCTCGAGCTTCTGCCGCTGCGCCTCGATCTCTTCGCTCTTGTCTTCCAGCTTCGCCTGGCACTCGTCGAGGTCTTGTTCGGCCTCGTGCGCGGTGTTGATGGCCTCGTGCAGCGCGCCCTTCAGCTGCTCGATCTGCTGCATCAGCTCGGCCGTCGTCGGGCCCTGCTCCTGGCCCTGCGGCTGCAGGATGGCCTTGACCGGTGCCGGCGCCATCGCGGCGAAGGCCTGCGCGAGCTTGTCGGCATTCGGGATGTCCAGCGTCTGCGCCCAGAAGGGGGCGACGATGGGCATCATTTCCGGGCTGCCGCGCATCAGCTCCGTGAATGCGGCCTGAGCCTGCGTGCGCTGGGTCGCGAAGCTCGCGCCGGCCACCACGCGGACGTCATAGCGGCCGATGTTCGGGTTGATGCTCAGGCCCTGCTGCGTCTCGCGCACAGGCTGGGTCTGCTTCGGGTCCAGCGTGACGGCGCCGGGCGTCATGTCGACGCCGAGGATGCGGATCTGACGGCGCGTGTCGATCAGCCGCGGGATCATCTGCACGATGATTCGGCCGACCTGGCCGACCGAGCCCTTCAGGTGCGCCGGGAAGTTGGCGGTGCTGCTCTCGCCCTGTTCCTTACGGCTGTCGATCGCAACGCCGCTGGTCTCATTGCTGGGGGCGCCCAGGTTGGCCTGGTACATGCCCAACGCAGACTGGATGTCCTGCTTCGCGACCTCGGCTTCGGCGGCGTGATTGGCAAGGTTGATGGAGACCTGTGCGCGCGACGGCGCCGCGATGGGGTTCCCCTGCTCGTCCACGTCGTGATACGGCAGATAAGCGCGGGAATCGACCGAGGCCCGATCCCACAGCGTCTCTAGGCCAGCAATCGCTCGCACCGGCACCGTCCACGGACTCTTCGGCGCCTGTCCCATGTAGGCCTGCATCTCCGAGCGGTGGTAGTTGTAGGCCTGCTGCGGGTTGCGGGCGCGACGACCCATGCCGCAGTACTTCAGCCGGCCGTCGCGATAGCTGACGTAGCCGTACACCGGCACGATGCCGATGGAGTCCGCGGGGTACTCGGTTTCCTTGTCCAGGAACTCCGTGCCTGACATGCGCGCCCAGCGCACGACGCGGGCCTTTTCCTCGAACGTGCCGTAGATCTCCGGCTTCACGCCGTACTGCTTGGCCGCGAGCCAGAAATCGTCCTCGCTCAGCGCAACGCGGTCGCCCGGGTTTCCGGCCATGTCCTGGCACAGGATCATGTTCTTGCGCTGGTCCTCGACCCACCAGCCCTCGGCTACGGTGATCGACTCGCGCTCGTCCTTGACCTGGCAGCGGTCCTCGTCGCCGAAGTTGATCTTCTCGGCCTTGGGCCAGCGCCGCGAGAACTCGCGGAAGCTGTAGGGCGTGCGAACAAAGCCGAAGGTCGCGTCACTGCCGTCGAGCTCAACGCTCCAGGGATCGAACACCACGCGCAGCGGGTCGCCCTCGCTGCTGATGCGCGGCTCCTGCCAGTTCAAGGCGCGGTTGATGTACTCGGGCCTGACGATGAGATAACCCACGCCGGCGCGAGCGGCCGACAGCTCGGCCGTCATGTAGTGCTGCTGGCCGCGGCTCTGGTACTCGATGTGGCGGAAGAATCCGTCAAGCTGCTCGGCGACCAGCTTGTCCGCGCCGCCGTCGACAGGGAGCGCGTGCATCGACGGCGGCTGCCGCTCGATGTTGCCGGTCACATTGCTGATGTACTGGCCGATCTGGTCGAACACCAGACACGGCCGGATGCCACCGGGGTCAGCCTCGCGCTGGCGCTTGATCTCGGGTTCCCACTGCTGCGGATCAGCGGGGTCGGTGAAGGCCAGATCTTCCTCGATCTGGCGGCGCTGATCCCCCGAGGCGTCGAGGGCCTCGCGATACAACCGGCCTGCTTCCTCGACACTTTGAGCCATGGGCGCGCATCGTCTTGCGCGCGACCCCCTAGGTCTTGGCGGGGTTTTGGCGTCGTGTTGGCTTAGCGACGGGCGCCAGCCGCTGCGGACTTGGTGAAATCGTGGGTTGAGCCGGGCTTGCGGCCCAGCGTGTCGGCGCCGCGCCCAAGCATGCCGAGCGTGTCGACGCCGTCGTCAGGCGAGCCGGCCGGGAACACGAGGCACTGCCGCTGCAGTTCCGACACCCAGGCGGCGGCGCGCGGCCACAGGAGCCGACCCATGCCAGCCGTCGCGATGATCGACTGCGCCTTCGTGGGCTTGTCGCCGATGTGCGGCAGCCATTCGACGCGGCACGGGGCCTGCCGATCGATCATCCGCTGCTTCAGCCGGCCCTCGGTGGCGCGCCGGATCGGCCCCATCTCGCCAAACCACGCAAGCGGCTTGTGGCGGGCGATCATGTCGATCTGCTGTTCGATCCAGACCTCGGGGCCGGTCTGCCCGCGCCACCAGTCGAGCAGGTACAGCGACCCGTCAGGCGCGATGCCGGCGACGCCGTGCTCGGTCCAGTCGCCGTCGTCGGGCGTGACCGCGTAGTCGCTGGCGCCGATGATGCGCAGGCCGTCCGGCAGACGGTCGTAGAACGCCATGTCGTCCTTGCGGAACAGGATGCCCTCGGCCGGCGCTGGGATCTGCTGGTAGAGGCTCGACCACGTCCGGCGGTTGAGGCGGAACTGGTCCCAATGTCGCTTGTCGAACCACTGCGGCCACAGCATGTCGCCAGCCTTGCGCTGCAGCGGGTCCGAGTCCTGCTGACACTCGGCCTGCAGGCAAAGCACGCGCCAGGTGTTCCCGTCGCGGCACTTGATGTCGCCGGACTCGCCCGACCAGTTCGCCGGCAGGATGCGCCCGCTCACGTCGTCCTCGTGCCAGCGCGTGTTGATGATGACGACCCAGCCGCCGGGAATCAGGCGCGTCAGCAGGTCGTCCTCGTAGGCGGCGAACGTGCGATCGCGGATGACCTGGCTGTCGGCGTCCTGGCGGCCCTTGATCGGGTCATCAATCACGATGCCATGCGCGCGATTGCCGGTGATGCCGCCCAAGATGCCGCATGCCATGTACTCGCTGCCGTTGGTCAGCCCGAACTCGTCAGCCGCGCGTGACTCGGGGTCGAGCACGCATTGCAGGATGCCGGCCGCCTCGGGCGAGCGCAGCAGCTGCCGCGTGCGCCGGCCATGGCGGCGCGCCAGGTCGTCGCCGTAGCTGGCCAGGATGACGCGGCGGCCCTTGCTGGTGCCCAGATACCAGCTTGGCGCCACCACGCTGGCGTATGTGCTCTTTGCGCTACCCGGTGGCGCCATGATCATCAGCCGGCCGTGCGGCGTCTCCATGCACCGCTGCATCTCGCGCAGGATCAGCCGGTGATGCTCGGCCTGCTGGGTCTCGATGAGCGGGATTCGGGCGTCTTCTTCCGCGTCGACGGCTGGCGATCCCGGCACCGGCACGCGGCCAGCGAACGTGCACAGGTCGCGCCGCGCCAGCTCGAGCACGATCTCGCGCGCTGCGGCCTGGTCCGGCGTCAAACCTTGACCCCGAGCTTTTCGAGGGCCTTCTGCAGGGCCTCGGTGCTGACGCCTTCGAGCGGCCTGGACACGCCCAGCGGCGCCTCTGGGTCGCCGGCCAGCGTGGTGCGCTCCCCGTACTTCTTCGGGTGCCACTTGGCCAGCAGCTTCAGGCGGGTTTCGATCTGCAGCTTGCGATGGCCGAGCATGTCGCCGCGCTTGGTCTCTACGCTGCCGTCGGGCCGGGTCGTCGTCTCTTCGCCCTGAAGCGGCGTGTCAGCGATCTCCAGGCATTCGGACGCGATGGCGTCGGCGCCAAGTTCCCGGGCGCGCTCCATCGCCTGGGCGAACTCGGGGTACTTCTGGATCCAGTCGTAGACCGTGCGCCATCCCGGCATGCCCTCTTCGCGGCACATCGTCTTCAGCCCCTCGCCTTCGGAAATGCGGGCGCAGATCTTGTCTGCGATCTCCTGGGTGTACGAGGAGATCGATCCGCGCTTGCGCGGGTTGGCCGCTTGCTTCGTTGGCTTCTTGGTCACGTCGTCACCTCTTCCCTCTTGAACCTCTTCCGCTTCTTGTTGGCCTGGCCCACATGCCACATCCCGCAGTGCGGGCAGTGGTAGGCCTCGACGGCACAGCCGGTCTGGTACTTGCGCCGCATGCGCTGGGCGACAGGCGCGGCCTGCTCGTGGTTGGCGAACGGCTGCTTGCCCGTGCAGCCCTTGTGAAACGGCTTCGGCTTTGGCGTCGGTGTCATGCCGTCACCTGAACAGCGCGGAACGCCACGACCTTGCGATTCATCTTCGGGCTCGGCACGTGCATGGGCTCGACCAGTCCCTCGGCGGCCATCGCCTTCAACACCTTGTAGGCGAACGACAGGTCGACGAGGTACTTAGCGGCCACGTCCTCGGCCGTGAGGTAGTCGCCCTCGGGGCAGAGCTGGAAGAACTGGTTCAGTTGTAGGCGAAGCGATGCGCTCATGTCTTGGGCTCCTCCGTGTTGATGGCATCCCTCGCCCAAGCCGCGTGCACGTCCTTGGGCTGCAGGCCGAACTGCTCGCAGCCGACACGGAGGCGGTAGCCGCGATGGCCGTGGCGCAGCGTGGTCCTGGCAAGCGCGCGTGCGGCGCAGCCGTTGCACTCGGCAGCGAATTCGTGGGATTCGGCCAATGCGGCTTCGGCGCAGGCAGGGCAGTCGCTCATATCGCAAAGCCTCGTTCCCGCGCCACGGCCTCAGCCCTGGCCAGTTCATCCCGCAGCGACTGCTCCAGCAGCGGCCAGCCGACCATCTGGATGTCGCCGATGCGGTGACGCAGGATGGACAGGATCTGCCTGGCGCGCTGCTGGTCGGTGACGGTGCGCATGGCCTCGGCCATGTTGGTCATGGTGTGGGCGGTCATGCTGCAGCCCTCGTCTCAGCCGCCGTGACAGCGACAGCCAGCGCCGCCCAGGCGTGCGACTTGACGCCGTATGTCGGACCCGGCGCCTTCTTCGTGCCCTGCGGCCCGAGCTTGTCGAGCAGCGCTTGGCGGATGTTCGGGTCCTTTGCGCGCGGGTTGCCACACAGGTGCAGCTTCACGTCCTTGCGGTAGACCAAACGGACAGCCTCGGGCTCTGGCCACGCCTGGACGAAGCGGCCGATCCAGACGCAGGTTTCGAACACCTCGCGGCCAACGGGCATGCCGTAGCTGGCGATCATCTCGATGGCAAGGCTCGTGCACTCGGCATCGACGAAGCTGTGTCGCTTCAACGCGCCGAGCATGTCGGCGTTCGGCATCACGCCGCTGTCGATGACGGCCCGGCCGTCCAGCAGCGCCCAACCGGTCTCGGTCGTTCCTGGGTCAAGCGCGAGGATCACAGCCACCCCGCCAGACGACCCAGCGCCACGAGGAACGCCGTGTTGCAGACGATGACGAGCCACGTCGCCTCGGTCACGGTCAGCTCGCGCCGCTTCGTCCGGCACTTGCAGTTGCGCCCCTGGCCGACTTGGCAGCCGGTGCAAGCGCGCGGGCGCGCGGGATGGGTGCGGTTCATCGGCGTGCTCATGGAGTGCTCCGTTTCGGAAGGGTGCCCAGCGCGCGTGTCAGCTTGCGCAACTTGGCCTGTTTGGACTTGAGCGCCTTCTTCGCCGCGGCGCGTTCCTCGGCTTCGGCGGCCAGCGTGCGGGCTCGCGCTTGGGCGCGGCGGTCGTCGGGGTCGGTCGTCATGCAGCCGCCTTCGCAGCCGCGCAGTGCTTCAGCACTTGGCCGCGGCTGAGGTCTGGGAACATGGCTGCAATGGCGTCAGGCTTCACGCCCTCGACAGCCAGTCGCGCGATCTCCGCGGCCCGCTCGCGCTTGAGCTCGCCGCTCTGCCAGCGGGCCAGTCGCGCTGCCACCTGGGCCTGCGTCGCCACCGACCGCAGCACGGTCTCGGGAACTTCCACGGTCCAGTACGTGCGGCCGGTCGGTGTCCGCAACCGGCGCCACTTCAGGCCGTCGCGAGTCCGGGTCTCAAGAACCGAGGTCATGGCTGCACCTCGCCGATTTCCCGTTTTCCCATTTCTTTTTCCCGGGAAGTGGGAAATTCATCGGGAAATGGGAATTCCCGGGGCTTCCCCCTGCTTTTCCCACTTCCCCTACGGGGAAGGTGGGAAAAGGGGAAAGCGGACTGCCCGACCGATGGTGAAACAACCTGAATTCCCATCAAATTTCCCATCGCGCTACTCCTGTTGGGACGGGCCTTGCCCGTTCAGATGCACCCGGCCCATGGCCTCGGTGATGACATGCTGTTGCGCCAGATCGGCCACGGCGCGGTAGATCGGCGACGTCGTGAAGCCCTGGTCCGACAGCGCCTTGACCAGCTCGGCGCGGCGCATCGTGCGGTTCGGGGCCTGGGCCAGCGTGGTGATCAGCGCGGTCTGCAGGGCGGTGCCCTTGGCGCGCTTGCTTGGGATCGCGGCCACCGCGGCGCGGCGGTCGGTGGACTCGACCACGCAGGTCGTGATCGGCTTGTCCCACTGCCCCCGGCCCATCTCCACAACGCGGAAGACCGACGTGATCTCCTCGCCGCGGCTGCCGAGGTCGCGCTGCTTGGTGATGCGGGCGACGTGCAACTTCGTGTCGGTGTCGCCGGTGACCTCGATTTCAGTGTCCGTCGCGGCCTTCAGGCTGCTGTGCCCGCGGCTGCCCTTCGCCGCATCCTTGCCGGCGTGGTGCACGAACATGACGTGCGCCCGCGTGGCCATGCGCAGCTGGTCCGCGTGCGTGATGACCGCGCCCATGTCCTCGCTGGCGTTCTCGTTGCCGCCGCCGAAGGCGCGCGCCAGCGTGTCGATCACAACCAGCGACACGGCCTCGCCGTAGTGCTGCTCCACGGCCTCGCATGCCGCGATGAGCTTGGACAGGTCGGCGCGCGGGTCCAGCAGGTTCACGGCCACCGGCACAACCGCCAGGGCTGGCGATGCCTCGTGGCGCTGGCGCCAGGCCAGCACGCGCAGCTTGATCGATTCTGCGCCCTCCCCGGCCACGTACAGCACCGCTCCACGCACCGTGCGCTTGCCCAGCCAGTCGCGGCCGGTGCCGATGTGGCAGCCCATGTCGCAGGCCAGGAAGCTCTTGCCGCTGTTGCTCTCGCCGTACATCACCGATAGGCCGTTGGCCGTGATGACGTCCTCGACCAGCTGGTCGATGCGGATGGCGGCCTGCGTGATCTCCTCGGAGAACACCAGCGGCAGGCCGACCGAGTGAGATGACACTTCTCCCGCCGGCGCGGCAGGGCCCGCGTTCTTCCAGCCGCTGTCCTGCGCCATCTTGAACACCGTGTTGAGACCCACGCCGGCCAGGCCGCGGGGCTTGAAGCTGCGCCAGACCCGGAGTTGGTCCTGCGCGTCGTACTTGGCCGACTGCTGGCTCCAGGCATCCCACAGCGCGAAGCCGTCGGCGCCGGGCATCTCGTTGTTGATCGCCTGCCCGACCTGCACCCAGGTGTCGCGGTCGTCGGCGTTGATGTGCTGCAGCGCCTCCAGCGCGTCGCGCTGGCGCTGCGGGCGGATCGGCGGCACCTGGACGGCGGCCACCGGCAGCGCCGGGGCCTGCCGGCCCATATCGCGAATCCACGCCGGCAGCGTCGACGGCACGATGCCATCCAGCGGGTCGCTGCTCGACTCCCATGCATAGGTCCGGCCGCTCGGGTGAATCGTCGGCTCGACGGCGATATAGCCGTCTGCCTTCAGGTCGACGCCGGCCCCCAGCGTGCCCGGCAGATGCTCGACCAGCGCGGCCGCGAAGACGCGGTGCTCGCCGCCGCCGCCGGTGTAGGCCAGCACGTCCGAGGCGATAGGGCCGTGCATGGCCTCCAGCCGCTCCATCGTCTCCAGGCCGCCATTGCGGGGGTCGATGTCCACGGCCACCAGGCCGCTGGCCTTCATGGCGACGCCGACGCCGGCGGTCGGCTCGCTCGTCCACCAGGCACGGATCTGCGCCTCATCGGTCGTGGCGTCATGGAAGCCATTGCGGGCCAGGCGGCCCAGCGGCTTCTTCGTGCCCGGATCCAGCGGCAGCACATGCCAGCCCAGCAGGGCATAGCGCAGGGCGTAGTTCAGCGCGCTCCGCGCTTCGTTCAGGTCGTGCACTGCAGCGGTCATGCCTTGGCTCGGGTCCCTAGTTCGAAGTGATGCGGGACGGTCAAATGCACCCCAGCAGCGCCCGCGTGTAGGCGTCGGCGAAGTCGGCGGCCATGTCGTAGTCGGGCTCGGGCTGCTTGGTGAGCGTGTCCACGATGGGCTGCATGACCTTGTCGGCGTTGGCGATGCCCTGGGAGTGGTCGCCGGCCTCGAAGGGCTTGATGACATCGGGCTTGGCCGGGGCTGCGGGGCGGATGGGTGCGCCAAGTGACCCGAGCGGGTCGACTGGGTTGTCGTGTGTGGTCTTCATGCCAGCCCCGCCTGCTTGGCTAGCGCCAGCATCTGCGACAGCAGCGCCTTGGCATTGACGTCGGGTTGATCGTCCGGGGCCATGAACTTGGAGACGAGGTAGAGGATGGGCGTGTGGTCGCCGGTCTTCTCCAGGTAGGTCTCCAGCGAGTCCACGCTGAACTTGCGCGACGGGTCCTCGCTGAGCTGAACGCTCAAGTTGGAAGGCGCCGTGTCGAGGTCGATGGCGACCTTGCCCAGCCCGCGCTGATAGACGCCGGTGGCGATGCACTCACGCAGAGAGCGATAGCGCTCGTGCACGTCGGGCTCGAAGCTCAGCGTCATCTGGTTGGCCGCGACCTCGGGTTGTCTGATATTGCGTGAGCGCATCTGTGTTCACCGGTTATCGGGCGTTATCAATGGGTGGCGCGCAAAGTGCGGTCATGGACCAGCACCAAACGACCAACGAAGAAAGGCCCGGAGCCGAAGCCCCGGGCGGGGCCGCCATCCGTACCAGCGTGCTGGCCTTCGAAGGGTGGGCGGTGGAACATGGGTCAGGCCTCGTCAGGGGGCGAGAACTCCCACGGGCACGTCACGGCCAGCGTGGTGCCGCGCGCCTTGTCAGCGCGTTGGATGGCGACGCGAGCTGCATACCAGCCGTGACACGTCCAACCCTTGCGGTCGTGCTGGTGACACATGAAGGGCACGCCCTCCACAACGCACTTCAGCGCGTCGCCCTGGGTCTGTATGCAGCCGTTCGGGACGGTGCCGAGCCGAAACGCGCACGACTTGCAGCGCTCGTCGGGCTCGCCCTCATTCACAAGGGCAGCGATGGTGGGCTCGGTGATGCGCACGAGGTTGAAGCCCAGTGCTTTGCCCTCGGGCGTCACTCGGCTGTGATCCTTGGTTGCATCCATGGCCTACGCAGCCTGCTCGGCGGGGACGGCATCCTTGAGCCGCTCCGCAAGCTCAGGCCAGATGGCCCGCCAGTCATCAGGACGCAGCTCAGGCCTCGTGACTTGCCCCTCGGTGGCGACTTCGATAGCCACGGCAAAAGCCGGCGGCACAGGGCGCGACCCCGAGAGGATCTGACTCAGAAAGGAGGCCGGGATGGCCGCCGCCTTTGCTAGCCGCGAGGCTCGCCCGCGCTCAGCGCTGCACCAGTCTTTCAGTTCCATGCCTGTCAGTTTAGCAATGCAAAACCGCGAAGACAAGCAATGCTTGCGTCCGCCTCCTTACGATTTAGCAATGCATATCGGTCTGACGATCAAGAAGGCCATGAAGGATCGGAGCGTCTCCACATCCGACATGGCAACGCATTGCGAAGTGACGCGCGGCGCTGTGTCGAATTGGTTTGCGACAGGGCGCGTCAGCAAAGAGAACCTGGTGAAGATCGCTCAGCGGCTGAATGTGCCGGTGGAAGACCTAATCAGCGGAGCCGCCGCCGACAAGGGGGCTCCCGCGGTACAGGCGCCGCCTTCGCCGCTGACTACCGAATCTTCATTGGCTGACGACACCATGACGTTGTTGCAGCTCTTCAACCAGTTGGGCAATAAGCACAGGGCAAGCGTGATCCGCTTTGCGCAAGATCAAACAAAGTCGGCATCCCCTTCCGCTGCAAACGATGTCTCCCTAGGATCAAAGTCCGCGCGATCAAAGCCGCGGGCATTTAAAGACGAGGGGGCCACATCAGCACGAAAGAAAACTTCAGGGTCGTCGGCGGCCGACAGACGAAGGGGTCAGAAGTGAAGCAGCCATTCACACTGATCCCAGACAGCATCTCCCACGACACCAAGATCTGCCTAGAGCAGCTGTTCTCTGACGCCAAGGCTGGCGATGTAATTGGAATCGCCTACGCGGTCATGTACCGCGGGCGGCACTACATCGTCAACACGGCCGGCGAGCTTCACCGGAACCCGACCTTCGCACGCGGCGCGGTGGCGGTTCTTGATGACGAACTTAGCCGCATGATTTGGAGGGACGAATGAGATTTCCCATTGGTCTGTGCGCTCTGCTCGCTGCATGCGCCCCAATGCAGCCAATGACGCCGCAACAGCAGGCCTTCATGCAACAGATGGCACTGGAGAACCAGCGCGCAGCCAACGAACGACAGGCGCAGGCGCAATCTGCACAGTTGAACGCATTGCGACCGCAGCCCATGCAGCCTCAGCCCGCGCAACTGCAGCAAGGCGTCTCGGCCTTCTGGACAGGCAAAAGCCAGTCCGGCCAAAGCGTCACCGGCGCCGTGGGCATGAACTGCGAATACCAGTACGGCGGGCGCTACTTCTGGCGGATGTTCCAAGGCTACTGCCCTAGCTCGATTCAGATTCAGTAGCCACACCGATCCGGCCAGGCGCCGGATTTTTTTGATCTTTTGGTTTAGCAATGCTTGCACAATAAGTTTTGCATTGCTATATTCCCCTCAAGCCCACGACAACGGCACCGCCGGGGCAGGAGACGGGATGGAACAGTTCAACGCGCTGCTGACGTCGCTGACTGCGACGCCCACGCTGGACAAGCTGACGGCCTGGGCGGAAGACGCAAAGGCCGTCGACGCTGAGCAGCTGGCCGAGTACAAGCAGCTGCTGGCCCGCATGGACTGGACCTACGAGTTCAGCGACGACGGCATGCGTTACCGCCAGGGCCGCGACACGCTGCGCCAGATCCGCGCGATGGCACCGCTGGTGGACGCCGACGGGGCGCTGTTCAACGCGGCGCGACCGGCAGCGTGCGGGGTGTGGCTGTGACCTCCTGGCCCTACGACTCCGACCTGATGCCCGCCGGCGCGCTGGGTGAATGGGAGCTTGACGCGGCCTGCTGGCGCAAGCGCCAGATCGCGCTGACCGCCGAGCAGTGCCACGCCGTCGACGAGACGGCTGGCCTGTGCGGAGTCTGCGGCGGCGAATGCCCGGTTCCCCAGGCCTGCCAGCAGGCCGAGCGCACGCACCGCCGTCAGCGCGCCGTGATCGTGGTCCTGGCCGTCGTGTTGGGCGCGGTGATCGCGGCGGTGTGCTGGGTCAACTACCTGCGGGTGCCGTCATGAGGGCCGTCGAACGCCTCGGCGCCGTCGTGCAGTTCGCCTGCGAGCGCTGGCCGCGCGCCGCCCTCCTGGCCGTCTTCCTGTCGCCGCTGTGGCTCAACGTGGGCCTGCAGCTCTGGCGCCACCTCAACACCTGAACCCACGCCGACGCACGCCCGGCCATCGGCGTGCCTACAAAGGAACCGCAGCCATGACTGCCATTGCACTGACCACCCACCCCGAAGCGGGCAACCCGCTGGACGACCTCGTCGAGGCCTACGTTCAGGCCAAGAAGGCCGAAGACGCTGCCAAGAAGCACCGTGTCGAGATCGAAGACCGCATCCTGGCGCTGGCCCCGGCCCGCGAGGAGGGCTCCGAGACCACGACGCTGAACAACGGTTTCAAGCTGACGACCACCGGCAAGCTTTCGTACAAGGCCGACGACCTGGAAGCCCTGCGCGAGATCACCCGCAGCTGGGACGGCCTGCTGGTGCCCATCAAGACGACGGCCGCGCTTGACGAGACCGGCTGCAAGTACCTGCGCCGCGAGCGCCCGGACCTGTGGAAGCAGATCGCCGGCGTCGTCACCGTCGCCCCCGCCAAGACCGCGCTGAAGGTGGGGATCTGACCATGGACATGGCCGTCGAAAAGACCCCCCGCGACCTGGCTCGCGAGTTCATGCTGGGTGAAGTCATGGCCGCCGCCATGCGCCAGCTCCGCGCGCTGGACAAGCCCTGGTTGCGCCTGCCCGAGGACAAGCAGAAGGACGTGATCGAGGAAGTGCGCGACAGCGTCTCCGTCGCCATCCGCCAGGCCGTCGAGATCATCGCCACCGACGACCGCACGCGCTTCACTGCGCAGGTCGAGTCGGTCACGTTCAAGGACGGTGTGAAGGCCGTGCTGACGATGGCCAACACGATGGCGTCGCACGAACTGGCCGATGTGCAGGGCGGCCGCGTGTTCGTCGTCATCGAGGACCCGAACCGCTACACGGCCAGCAGCCCCGCTGTGCCGAAGGCGGACCCGGATCAACCTGCGCTGGAGGGCTGAGTCATGGCATTCGACCTCACCAGCATCAAGCGCGGCCCCGACCTGAAGCCGCCACGCCTGTTCCTCTACGCGGTGGAGGGCATCGGCAAGACCACGTTCGCCGCCAACGCGCCGAACCCGATCTTCATCCAGACCGAAGACGGGCTGGCCGGCCTGGACGTGGCCCGCTTCCCGATGGTCGAGAAGATCGACGACGTCCGCAACGCCATCGGCACGCTGTACGAGCAGGAGCACGACTTCGAAACCGTCGTTCTCGACTCGGCCGACTGGCTCGAGCAGATCGTCGCCAAGGAGATCGAATCCACGCACGACGCCAAGGATCTGGCCTACGGCAAGGGCGCGCTGAAGCAGGCCGAGGTGTGGCGCGAGCTGCTTGACGGCTTCAACGCCCTGCGCAACGACCGCGGCATGTCCGTGATCCTGATCGGCCACTGCCAGATCAAGCGCTTCGACTCGCCCGAGACCGAGCCGTATGACCGCTACCAGCCCAAGCTGCAGGAACGCAGCGGCGCCCTGGTGCGCGAGTGGGCCGACGCCGTGCTGTTCGCGAACTACCGCACCGTCGTGAAGACGACGGACGTGGGCTTCAAGAAGGAAGTCAGCCGCGGCATCACGACCGGCGAGCGCCTGCTCTACACGACCGAAAAGCCGGCGTACATGGCGAAGAACCGCTATGCGCTGCCCGAGAGCCTGCCCCTGTCCTGGGACGCGCTCGCCAATGCGATTGCAGGCCGCATCCAGTCTGCACAACCCCTGGCCGCCTGACGGCCCGTCACCGAGGAAACGCCACCATGGCCAAGCTACCTACCGCCTTCGACTCCAACGCCGTTGAACCCAACGCGCCGCGCGAGAACACACCGCTCCCCCCGGGCCTCTACACCGTCGAGATCACCGGCGCCGACGTGAAGCCCCTCAAGTCCGGCAAGGGCACTGGCCTGTCGCTGGAGTTCACCGTCATCGACCCGGCGCCGCACGCCAAGCGCAAGGTCTGGCAGAACCTGAACATCAAGCACGAGAATGCCCAGACCGAGCAGATCGCCCAGGGCGAGCTTTCCGCGCTGTGCCGCGTCGTCGGCATCCCGGTGCTGGAAGACAGCGACCAGCTGTTCCAGAAGATCCTGCGCATCAAGACGAAGATCCGCGACGCCCAGGGTGACTACCCGGCCCGTGCCGAGGTTGCCGGCTACGAAGCCGCTGGCGCCGCCCTGCCGGCCGCCAACGCCCCGGCCGCCGCGCCGTCGGCCAGCACCTCCACGCCCCCCTGGAAGCGCAAGGCTGCCTGACCATGGCCGCTCTGCCGCAACCGCAGCACACCACCCTGCAGGCCGTCCTGCAGTGGTGGGAGTCACGCCCCGACGAGCACCGCGCCCACCTGGGCGCTAGCCTGATCGGTCTGGCGTGCTCGCGCCGCCTCTGGTACGGCTTCCGCTGGGCCGCGCGCGAGCGCTTCAGCGGCCGGGTGCTGCGGCTGTTCGACACCGGCAAGCGCGAGGAATCGCGCGTCGGCGACGAGCTGCGCGGCATCGGCTGCGAGGTGCACATGGATGACGGCCAGGCCCAGTGGCGCGTCAGCGCCTGCGGCGGCCACTTCGGCGGCAGCATGGACGGCGCCGTGCTCGGCCTGCCCGAGGCGCCCAAGTCCTGGCATGTGCTGGAGATCAAGACCCACAGCGCCAAGAGCTGGGCCGATCTGGCCAAGAAGGGCGTCAAGGAAGCCAAGCCTCAGCACTTTGCGCAGATGCAGACCTACATGCACTTGGCCGGTGTCGACCGCGCGCTCTACTACGCCGTCAACAAGGACACCGACGACCTGCACATCGAGCGCGTCGCCTACGAGAAGGCCTTCGCTGAGCAGCTGGTCGACAAGGCCGCCCGCGTCATCTCAGCCAGCGAGCCGCCGCCGCGCCTGTCCGAGGACCCGGCTTGGTTCGAATGCAAGTTCTGCCCCTTCCATGCGCTTTGCCACGGCGACGCGCTGCCCGAGGTGAACTGCCGGACCTGCGCGCACAGCACGCCCGACATGCAACGCGAGGGCGGCACGTGGACATGCACGGCGGGCACTGACAAGCCGCTCGTGACGATCCCGCTGCATCACCAGCGCCAGGCCCACGACTGCCACCGCTTCATTCCGGCGCTGCTCGCCAACCTGGCCGAGCCGGTCGACAGCGACGGCGACGCGGTCACCTACCGCACGCCCAGCGGCCAGCAGTTCGCCAACGGCCCGCGGCCCGGCATGAGCAGCGTTGAACTGCGCGCCGGCGGCGTGGCAGCCGCCACCGACCCCACGACGCAGCGCCTGCTGCAGCAGTTCCCCACCGCCAAGGTGACGGCATGAATCTGACCGAGTACCGCGCCAAGCGCGACGTGATCGAGAAGATGGTGAAGGACTTCAAGTTTGTCATCCCCGGCTGCCAGCAGTGCAAGCACTTCGACTTCGGCAAGTGCGCCGCCAACGGCAACGAACCCATTCCCGCCGAGTTCATCGGGCAGCGCGAAGAGTGCGAGGCCTGGGAACACGACCAGATTCCGTTTTGACCGGCAATTCCCATCCCCGAGCGACGAGTATGGACAACGCAACCCGCAACATCTTCGACCGCATGGAAGACGGCCGCCATGCCGCCATTGAGGCAGAGAACGCCATCGGCGAGATTCTCGGCGTCGAGCTGCTCGGCTTGGGCTTTGACACCTACGACGCCAGCTTTGAGATTTTCCCGGACCGCGACACGGCTGACGTGGCCCCCACCGAGGAGCAGCACGCCGCCATCCTCGCGCTGGGCTGCAATCGGTACTGGATCAACTTCCCGGATGGCACCGAGCGCTACGGCCGTGGCCCGCGCAACAAGGCGACCAGCAACCGCTGGGAGGCGCACAACGCCTACAAGGACCGCCCGCGCAGCGAGGAAGTCGATGCCGAGCGGTATCGGTGGCTTCGTGCGCAGGCCAACGCCGCCGTCACTGTCACTAAGGCGCTCCCATTCCCGACGAACCACATTCAGGGGCAGCCGATGGCGGTCACCCGGTACATCGTCGGCCGTGGTGGATCGCTTGACGCCTCCATCGACGCCGAGATGACCGCCGCCTAAAACCCAAGCCCCTGGAACTGCACATGACCCTGCAACACGACCTGACCATGGCCGCTGCCCTGATGGACGAAGCGGCAGCAATCCTCGAAGCCCTCGGCCCCGACGTGCTGGAGAAGCTGCCGAACTGGCGCTGGCCGCTGACGGACGAGCTGGGTGGTGCGGCCGGCATCCTGCGCGACCGCCTGGCAGAGCAAGCCGACCCAACTGACTGGAAGGCCATCGCCCGCGTGCAGTCTGCGAAGTTGCACGCCGCTCTCGATGAGCCTGGAGCCTTTGCCCGACTCCAAGAGGCGATGCGCAGCACAGATTGGAAACGGAACCCAGACGAACTGCCGGCCCTGCCGGCGCCGGCCGATCTCCTGCAAGTGACGTGGCGCGGTGACCGCGAGTTCTGCCGCCCGGTGGGCGACTACTTCACCGCCGAGCAGATGCGGGCCTATGCCATCGCAGCGCTGAACGGCGCTGCCTGACCGTCCCATACCTGGAACTGGCACATGAAAGACGACCCCATCGCCATGGTCAACGACTCGCCAGTGCGCCGGCTGGAGCTGGCCGCGATGCGCGCCTACCGAGCGAAGTACCCGGAAGGCCCACCCTGGCTCGACCTGCACATCGCCACGCGGGTGATGTGGCTGAACACGATCGAGCGCACCGAGCAGAACACCAACCCTGGCGAGTTCAACCCTTAAGCCTCAAGGAACACCATGAGCAGCTACATCAACGACGGCGGGCCAGCTTTCCCGACCTACGAGAGCAACGGCGAGGGCCACCGGTATTGCAGCGGCGCCGGCATGTCCCTGCGCGACTACTTCGCCGCACGCGCCAGCGATGCGGACGTGGCGCCCTGGATGTTCGGCCCTGTGTGCTTGCAGATCAAGACCGCCAGCGACGGCAGCAAGTACGAGTACCACGGCCCAGCCGAGTACACGCGCGAGCAGGCCCGATACAGGTTTGCCGACGCCATGCTCGCCGCCCGCCTGGGCTGATCCCGCCCTTCAACTGTGCCCATCATGAGCAAAGAAAAACGAGCCCGCGACAAGCTGCGCGCTGAGCTGGAACAGAAGGTCGTCAGCCTGGAATCGCGTGTCAAAACCGCTGCGAACGCCCTGGGGCGGGAGCACTACAGCAAGCAGCTGGCCGAAGCGCGCCGGCAATTGCAGCTCCTCAACTGACCCAGCCGTCCCATCCCCCGAACTCGTCCATGAACAACGCCACCGACCCCAAGTGCAGTACCTGCGCGTTCTGCGTCAACGAGCTGAGGCGCACCGCCAGCCCCTACGAGGCCGGCACCACGATGGTCTGCTTGCATCGCGACGTAGGCCGTCAGGACTGCCGCAACGTCCGACTGGCGCCAGGCGGCAAGTGCGGTCCCGATGCCGGCCTCTGGATGCCCCACGCCACCCGGGCCAAGCAAGCCGAGCCTCGCCCGATGACAGCAGCGGACATGCGCCAAGCAGCCGCCCACGACACCAGTTGCGTCGGCGCCTTCGCGCGGGCGCGGCCTGGAGCGAAGCCATGAGCCGACGCAAACGCTTCCGCTGGACCCGCAAGGCATATCGCCACGCGCATTGGCTGGCCCGTTTCATGGGCCGCCACCTCCAAGAACTCGGCGAGCAGCCCAACCTGCTGCGCCGGTACTTCGAACTGTGGGACCGCCACCCGCAGCGTGATGACCCCCTGCTGACCCCACTCAGCCAGCGCTACTCCTGGCTGCACGACGGGATTCCCTTCTAGTCCACCAACTCGAGCCAACCATGCACCCTGAACTACTTTCCCAACTCATCGAGACCTGCCGCCACAACGTGGCGTCCGACGAGCCGATGCGCGTCAACCATGAATCGCTGGAAAGCGCCGTCGTTCAATTGGCCGACCGAAGCGACAACTACGCTGCCGAGATCAACCATCTGCGTAACGTCATCCAGGCCGCTTGCCTGGGCGGCACCGATCTGATGATCGAGCGGTGGAAGCAGCTCTTTCCGGATGCTCCCGTGCCGAGCGTCAAGCCGCCAGTCGCCACCAGCGAGATGGTCAATCGCTTCCTCGGCTGGCCGCTGCCTAAGGACTTCCTCCCTGACTGCGGCATCTCGTTCGACGGTCGCAAGGATGACGAGTGGAATAAGAACAAGACGTGGCCCATCGGCACGAACCTGTTCACCGCCGAGCAGGCCAAGGCCATGTTGCAGCACGCTCTCGGCGGCTGACCGTCCCATCCTTGAAGCCTGCCCATGAGCAAACCCCTCGTCCTCTCCATCTGCACCGGCATGGGCCTGCTTGACCGCGCCTTCAAGGACGCCGGCTTCGAGGTCGTGCCGGGCTGCGAGATCGACGCCAGCAAGCGCGCCATGTACGCCAAGCTGTGCGGCGGTACACCGCTGGTGCACGACCTAGCAGACCTGCCCGCCGCGGTGGCTGGCCAGCGATTCGCCGGGATCATCGGCGGCCCGTCGTGCCAGTCTCACAGCAAGCTCAGGGCCATCAAGAGCCCAAAGTTCCCGGACCTGACGCCGCTGGTGGACAAGCTGATGGCTGCCGTGCGCTGGGACTGGTTCAACTTCGAGAACGTCTGCCCGATCCAGCTCGCCGTGATGTACCAGGCCACGCGCTGCAACGCGATGCACTACTACCAGCCGCACCAGTCGCGCGCCCGCTGGTTCACACACTCGCCCGACATCACGCCGCCGCGCCCGATCTACAGCGGCAACGTGGACGACCTGATGGCCTACAGCATCGTTGCAGGCCGCATCTACGGGCCGAAGCGTGGCGCCAAGCTGCAGGGCTACCCGGCCGCCGCCGACCTGCCATTCCCCTGCGTGACGCTGCAGCACGGCCTTGCGGACGCGGTGCCGTACCCGCTGGCCCTGGCCTGGGCGAACCAGATCATGGCCGCCCTTCACCCGGCGCCGCGCGAGCGGGCTGCCGGAATCCCATGTGCCGCTTGAGAGTCTGACCATGACCCTGACCATCTCACTTCCCGCGCTGATCCTGACAGGCATCAGCCTCGCCCTGTTCATCGGCGTGACCTTCATGTGCTTCATGCAAGGCATGTTCGACGGGGGCGGAGGCTATGGCGGCGGCCTGGGCGGCCTGTTCATCGTCATCTTCTATGCCGTCTTCTGGGCAATCCCGTCGCTGGCCGGCTGGGTGATTTGGGCAACGTGGTGGAGGTCTTGACCATGCCAGACAAGCAGCAAGCGTCTGTGTGGCGCGACATCATCGAGCCCGGCTGGCGTGAGCGCGAAGCTGAGCGGGTCGCCAAGATCCTGGCCGCCGTGCCGGTTATCAAGCGATGCCAGCGCATCGGGTGCATGGCCCCAGAAATCACCTGCGCAGCCGGCGAGGCGACGCACGCCGAGTGTCCGCACTTCGTCACCCTGCCCGAACCTCCAATCCCCGGGAAGAACACATGACCACACGCGAACTGACCCCCGATGAACTGCGCGACGCAGCCCAGCGAGCCCGCGAGAGCGTCGATAGCTGGGCCGCCTTCCTCCTCGACGACGCCGCCGACGAGCTGGAGCGGCTGCGCTCACACAACGAGGCGCTTGTCAGCGAACTCGTTGATGCCGTTGCTGATGCGGAGCGGCTGCGCGCCCAGGTGGCGCCGGCTGGACTGGAACGGTGCGAGTTTGACGACGAGTGCGACTGCTGCGCCACGCCGGAGGGCGGATCGTTCACGCGGCTGATTCACAACCCAGAAGACGTGACAGAGGCCGAGTTTTACATCTGCGGTTCCTGCGTCCACAAGGCGCTGTCCCGCTATGTCGCCTCCCCCGCCGCCCCGGCACAGCAGGCCCCGGATAACAACTCCCTGGGGCGGGACGGTTGTTTTCCAGCGGCTGAGAAAACAACGGCACAGCAGGCCGAGCCCACGATGAAGTGCAGCCGCTGCGGCGTGGACAGGCTCAAGCAGCCTTGCGGCGACCAGCGCCCGAAGTGCCCGATGACCGGCGAAGCACAACAGGAGCCCGCCCATGACTGACCACACCAAAGCCCTGGCGGATGCGCTGGGACTGCTTGAATGCAAGTTGCGGCTCGCAGCCAACATGACCACTCAAGACGAACGAGGAACGCGCATCGTGGAGTGGGTTACGTTGCTTGCTGACGAAGCCCGCGACGCCCTCGCCGCCTACCGCGCCGCCCAGCAGGCCCCATCCCTGACGGTTGGGGAGGGGACGGCAGAAGGGGGTGCGGAAGACTCACCTGAGCTGGCTGCTAGGCGAACAGAGTTTGAGGAGTGGCTTGCGGATCAGTGCGACCCAGATCCGCGCAGCAGCATCACCAAGGAACAAGCTCTGGGGCGAGAGATTAGCGGTATCTACGCCATGCAGGAGACCGACTACGCCTGGTTCATCTGGCGTGCTGCAGCGGCCCGCGCTCTGGCGTCGAACGCTTCCGCTGCGACATCGGCAGCGCACGCGGCGATCCTTCGAGCGCTTGATGAAGCGGGGGTGCGCGATGGAGTGTTGCGTGGCATGTGTATTGACGTCGGCATCGACGCTTTCCATGGCGTTATTCGGGGAGAAAGCCCTTCCAAGCCTGCCGCGCAGGCAGAGCCAACGGCATCGCAGCTTGCCGACGCGCTGGAGGCCTTCAACGCCGCCGAGTTCGACACGAACATCAGTCGGATGCGTGCGGCTTGGCGGGTGCTGGCAAACCGCCCGTCCAATCCTCCCGCGCAGGGGGTCGATGAGCGGGCGGCGTTTGAGGCCTGGAGCAAGTCGAGCGGCTTTGCAACTGAGAGGGTGCCGGGCAAAGACGTCTACGCCTCAAGCTTCACGGCGTATCACTGGAACGCATGGCAAGCCCGCGCCGCCCTCACCCAGGCGCCGGCCGCCGAGCCGCTTGGAGCGTCCATCGCACCCGAGCACGACGAGCGCCTGGCAAAGATGGCGGCCGATGCCGAAGCGCGGTTCGCTGCGGACATGCGCGATGCGGCGCGGTATCGCTGGCTGAGGGCGCAGGCCGGAGCATCCGTCACCGTCACCAAGGCTCTGCCCTTCCCTGGGAACCATATCAAGAGGCGGCCGTGCTCCATGACCAAGTACATCTTCGCTCGCGGCGCAGAACTCGACGCCCACATTGACGCCGAGATCGCTGCCTGACTTTCGAATCCCCAAGCTATACCCATGAGCCTTCCCTACGAAAACGCCACCAGCGGCGGCGCCGCGCTGGAAGACATCCGCAAGCTGCTGACGAAGTTCGGCTGCTCGCGCTTCGGCACGATGACCGACGCAGCGGCCGGCGAGCTGATCGTCCAGTTCACCTACCGCGGGCGCGACGTGACCGCCAAGGCCAGCTATCGGGGCTACGCAGCGGCCTGGCTGAAGGAGCACCCCTACGGCTCCCGGACGCGCGGCACGAAGGCCTCCCACGAGGCCAAGGCGATGAAGCAGGCCGAGGTGAGCGTCTGCTCGATCCTCCGCGACTGGATCAAAGGCCAGGTGATGGCCATCGAAACCGGCGTGCTGACGTTCGAGGGCGCCTTCCTGGGCCAGATCCTGCTGCCCGGCACCGGCAGGACGCTGCTGGACGAGGTGCAGTCCAAAAACCTGCTGCCGGCGCCGCCTGCAGCCTGAAGCCCATCCCCGGGAAGAGAGTATGACCATGACCAACGGACATTGCGATGCCGGCGAGCGCTGCAGTTGCGGCCTGGACCAGGACCGTCGCGAGCGCTGCGCCTTGTGGAAGCCCGCCGAGGGCGCGAACCCGGCCGCTACCAAGGTGTTCGGCCTGTTCTTCGCCGACGCCGGCCAGAAGGCGCTGATTGACAAGCACTGCCTTGGCGACTGCGGCAAGGTCAGCATGGCCGGCGCGATCGATCACCCGGCCACCGGCCCGCTGATGGTCTGCTGCGAGGCGAAATGCCCGTGGCTCAAGGCCGAGATGGACGAACCCTTCGGCCGCACCATGAGCTTCGGTCGGCCGCACGACGTGTACCTGCGTGCGCTGACGGAAACGCCTGCCGGCTGACATCTGAGGGAACAGTATGACCACCCCTACAGACAATCAGATCAACGACCTGGCCGCTCTGGCGCAGGGAGCGGAGCCGGTGGCGCGCGTCAACAACGATGGCTTCATCGTCGAGACCGGCCTGGGCCTTGCGCCGGGCACGCTGCTCTACGCCGGCCCAGCCCCCAAGGCTGGGGAGTGGCAGCCGATAGAGACGGCGCCGAAGGACGGAACGCGCATTCTCCTGGGCGGCGGCGCTTGGGGTGATGACTGGCGAGACAGCGCGCCCGCGGTCATGGTGGGGTGGTGGGAGGTCCCGAGGCGCTATGACGCGTTCTGGAACACATGCGCCGCCGAAGCTGGCTACAGCATGTTTCCCTACGAGAGCCCCACCCACTGGATGCCCCTCCCCGCCGCCCCTGCCGCCGCTACAGAGAGGGAGGGTTGACATGCCGCACTTCCGCAAAAAACCCGTCGTCATCGAGGCTCGACAACTCGACAGCGTGGCGTCGCTGTTCGAAATCATGCACTGGATCGACAGCCACGGCGGCAGGACCCGCGAATGGTGCTGGGACGACGATGACCGCTACCTGACCATCAGGACGCTGGAGGGCGACCACAAGGCCCAGGCCGGCGATTGGGTTATCAAGGGCGTGGAGGACGAGTTCTACCCCTGCAAGCCCGCCATCTTCGTGGCGACGTACGAGCCCGCCACTCCCAGCCCCCAGACCGTTCGACTTCAACAATGCCGGCTTGCTGCTGGCCCCAAGGACCCAACATGACAACTGAAAACTGGCGCCGCCTTGAAGCGTCCCCTCCGCATGACAAACACACTTGGGTCGCAATCATCCACGAGATCCGCGACAACCGCACTGGCGAAGTACGGCGCGCGAATGACGAAGCGATCCTCAACGAAGAAACCGGCGAGCCGAGCACCTACATATGGTCGGATGGCAATTTCTCGTGCGACTGCAACCGGCAACTTTTCTTCTGGCGCGCTGGCGGCGAGGACGACACGCGTGAGCACCAATGTGGACATGAGAGATTTTCTGTCCGCCTCATTAATCCCGAGACGGGCCGCGTCTTCTATGACGAGTTCGACTGCAGCAACACCGGGCTGCCGGCTCGCAAGGAGTATTGATGCTGAAGTTCATCAAACGACTTGTCGCCGCTTACAGGCAGAGCCTTGCTGATCTTGACGCGCAGATCGCAGCCGCAGAGGCCGAGAACAAGCGGCTACGCAAGGAATCTGCGGAGCTTGATCGAATCTTCCGCCGTCGCTGACCGCCACTCCTAGCCCCCAGACCGGAGGAGGATGACCATGCTGACCCTGGACAGCGAATTCCTGTCCGCGACCGAGGTCAAGGACCTGACGGGTGAGGCGAAGGCCGACGCGCAGGAGGTCGAGCTGAAGAAGCAAGGCCTGCCGTTCAAGCGACGCGGCAGCCGCTTGCTGGTGAGCCGCTTCCACACCCGCGAATGGCTGTCCGGCCGACCCGTGGCACCATCTCGCGGCATCAACCTGGCCGCCGTGAAATGACCGGACAGCACCCGCGCCTCAGATCTCACTCGCGCAAGCGCAAGAGCGGGCGCGTGGTGACGTACTACTTCTACGACATGCGCCAGGACGGGAAGCCGGACATCCCACTCGGGACCGACTTCGAAGAGGCCATGAAGAAGTGGGACGAGATCCACAACCGCGCACCGCGCATCGCCGGCACTCTCGAGGAGGCGTTCACGGCTTGGGAGCGCGACGAGCTGCCGACCTACGACAACCCGGAGACTCGCCGGAGCTACACGAAGCACCTCCGCCACCTCCGCCCGGTGTTCGGCGATGCGACCTGGGATCAGGTCGACCTGCCGGCGCTCAAGGCCTACCTTCGGGCGCGCACCGCCAAGACACAGGGCAACCGCGAGATGGCTGTGCTGTCGATCGTCTGGAACTGGGCGCGTGGCGAAGGCTTCACCGCCCTGCCCTGGCCAGCCGCAGGCATGGAGCGCAGCCGCTGGAAGAATGAGGAGCGCGCCCGCGAGTTCGAGGTGACGCCCCAGCTGTTCGCCGCAGTCTATGCCGAGGCCGATCAGGTGCTGCGCGACTGCATGGACATTGCCAGCGCGACCGGGATGCGCCTGACTGACGCCCGCCAGGTGCTGCTGCCGGCCGGCGACGTCCTGCGCCTGAAGGCCAGCAAGACCGGCAAGAAGGCCGACTTCGACCTGTCGCTGTCCGCGGTGCTGCCTGAACTGATCGCCAGGCGCCGCGCCGTCAAGGCGGATCACCTCATGCTGCTGTCGTCGCCAGACGGCCGGCCGGTGTCGCAGCGCATGCTGCGCGACCGATGGGATGAGGCGCGCGCCCGCGCCGCCGTCAAGGCAGGGATCGCGAACGATGATGAGCTTATGCGCAGCATTCGAGCCATGTACCTGCGCGACATGCGCAAGATGGCCAGCGACATGGTGGAGACAGACGAAGAGGCGGCGACCCTGCTCCAGCATGGCAGCGTTGCACTGACGCGGCGGCATTACCGCACCCGCGCGGCCAAGCTCAAACCGGTGCGCTGACGCGTTCCGCATTTCGACATGACGCCCGGCAACATTAACCCCTCAACGCGGAACGTCCTTGGGCAAGATGCCCGATCAACAAAGGGAGAAATCGCGATGGTCTACGGGACTCAAAATCCCCCGCCGCAAGGTGTGCCGGTTCGAGTCCGGCCCCGGGCACCAAAGGTCGCAGCATCAAAAGCGTTCCGCGTTCTGTTCCGCGCGTGTTCCGCAATTGCAGTCTCAGCCCTCGCGGCCTGCGGCGGCGGCGGTTCTTCCGAGCCATTCCCACCCGCCAACCAGCCCCCCCAGGTCTGCGCTCGCCAGGTGCTCGTCCAGTTCTTCGGCGACAGCACCCAGGAGCAGCAGGGCGGCAACCTGCAGATCGCGCTGGACATGGCCCTGGGCCCTGGCCGCGCCCTGGTCGAGAACCTCGGCGTGAGCGGCACGACCGCCGCAGACTTCCCGGGCGCCAAGGTCAAGCACGGGGCGATCACCGTCGCGAACTACGGCATCAACGACAGCCGGTCTCCGGGCGCCACCGTGACCGCCTACAAAGCCAGCCTGCGCAAGATCGCTCCCGCGTTCTTCGAGACTCCCTCTCCGCCCTTCGACGGCTACGCGCAGGCCATGCGCGAGGTGGCTGACGAGATGGGCCGGCCGGTGATTGACGTCTCGGCCCAGGTCCGGGCCTTGCCGGGCTGGGAGACCCGCATCTTCGACGGCGTGCACCCGGACCCAGGGCTGTATGGGATTATTGCCCGCGACATCGTGGCGCCGGCACTGGCCGACGCAGTGCGACGGGCGAACTGCCAGCCCTAGCCTACTTCGGCGCCGACGCTGCCTGAGCGCACCTCGCGTCAGCCGTCGCCCGCGCGAGCTTGATCGCAGCCAGTGCCTCGGGCGTGGCCGGGTTGGTCGCCGCGGCCAGGGCAATGTCCTCGGCAGCGCGCGCCATGGGCAGGCTGGCGCAGAAGGTCTCGGTGGTCTGTGTGACCGGGGCGCCCGCACAGGCAGCAAGGGCAGCGACGGCGGCGAGGAGAAGCAGCTTCTTCATGGTTGCCCTTTCGGAGCGGTGGGGGATCGTCGGATCTCGAGCTCGAACGGCTGACCAGCAGCCCAAGCCATCAGGTCATGAAGTGCGCGGCGGCTCTGGATCACCGCGCGCTGCGGATGGCCGGCGTGGTTGTTCAGCACCCCCACAGCTACGCCCGGTGCGATGCAGCCCTGAAGCTCGGACTTCCAGCCTTTTGCCCGGTCGCCGGCCCAGTTCGCCCAGTGGATGAGGATGTCGGAACGCTGCGGCACGTTGCGCAGGCCGTAGAGCTGCGTCTTGAAGCGCGGGCTCCAGACCAACTCGCAAAGGTAGGTTCCCGCCGGGATGCAGCTGATCTGAGGCGCGTTGTCCCGCCACGGCAGTTCCAGCGTATGCATGTCGCTGCCGTCGTCCAGCACCATCATGCCGAACGTACCTTCGTCGGTCGACGGGCTGCTGGTAAGGACGGCGCGTTTCACGGCTGACCTATTTGTCGCCCAGCGGGGCGGCGCCGGTGCTGTCCAGAAACTCGGACGGCTGTCCCTTCGGTTTGAGCCACCCCATGCGCTGTGCCAACGGCTTCAGCACACGCTTCCAGAGCCACTCCAGCACTAGGCAACTGGTGTAGAGCGCTGCCATCATCTGCGCGATCTCGCCCCATGTCATGCCGGTGACCCAGATGCCGGCGGCAGATGCCACCTTGGCGGGGATGTGCTTGATGTCGTCGTTCATTGCGCTGGGGCCTGCGGCCATGTCACGTTTGTGGGGAAGCCCGGCTGCTCTGGCACGTCACGCAGCGCGGCTCGGTAGGTTGTCCACGCCTCGGGGACCGGCTCGCCGAGTTCAAGCGACCGCGTGACGACCCAGTCGCTCGCAGCCAAGGCGGCATCACGCTCAAAGCGCACGTCCGCTTCGGTCTTGCCTGGGCGCACCCATTGGCCGGCGTCGAAGCGGTCCCCGCTCTGGACGTCGGGGCCGACCTCCATCCACCCCGCATCTGGGGCGTCCTCGGCATCCATGACAAAGAGCGCGGCGCCGCCTACGGGAAATGCAAAGCGTTTCATAGGTCGTAGGTCAGGTCGAGGTAGACCTCACCGGCCGCTGCGACGGCCAGAGGCGAGAACGAGCCAGCCGTCGATAGCTGGAGGATCTGGATCGTGGTCCCCGCACCGGTCAACGAACACACGAGGTATTGACCCGTCCAGGCCATCAGCGCGATGACGGTGCCGATGCCCGTCGGGCTGTAGCTGGTCGGGTTCAGCGCCACCGGTGCGCCGGTGATGTTGAGATTGCCGGTCGCGCCCGCCAGCGTCGACCACTTCACATAGACCTTGATGTTGACGCGGCGACCGATGCGCCGCCACTTCCCGGAAGAGGCAGCGTCGATGGTCGCGCCCGTGCCGGCGGCGGTGGATCCTTTCACACCCGGCGTGAAGGTGCCGCTGTCCTCGTCGGGGATGTAGCCCAGGCCCGAGACGGTGCTGCCCGTCTCGTCGTTCATGCCGCCATTCGTGCGCACGCGGTAGGCGTGGCAGTTCAGGTTCGAGGTGTCGAAGTTGAACAGTCGGGTGCGCGCGCCGCTGGTCATCAGCGGCTGCCAGACCGTCACGGCGTCGCAATTGCGCGCGAAGTAGGCGTTCTCGCCGATGTTGGCGTAGTGCTGGGTGTTCCGAGCGCAGGCAGAGATCGAGCCGTTGAAGTACACGTCGGCGAACGTGTTCTGCTCGAAGTAGGTGTTGTCGATCGTCGTGCCGAGTGCCTGATCGTCCTGGATGCCGACCGAGTACCCCTGGATGTAGCCGCCCTGCACGAGTACCGACGTTGTGTCGTAGGTGCCGCCGTTGCCCGGACCGGTCTGGATCAGGATGCCGACACCGGCAGAACCCAGGCCGTCAAAGCCCGGCTTGTCGATCAGCACGGCGTTGGAGCCGTCCAGCACCTTGATGGCGTCCGTCACGCCCTGCCCTGTCGGCTGGACGATCATCGTGTCCCAGCACAGCGACCGCAGGATGATGCCGGTGGCCAACTCGTTGAGGAACGGATAGTAGATGCCGGCTGAGTTGCGGAAACCGGTCATGTCGAAGCCGGTGACGCCCGTCTTCCCGTTCGCATCAAGGTTGGCGTACCAGACCTGGGACAGGTAGGCGTGCGTCGTCGACTTGAAGAACGTCAGGTTGTTGGCGCCAGCAATGAACTGAGCGCCCGCCTCGAAGACGATCTTGCAGGAGTCAGGGACGATCAGGTCCTGGTCGATCAGGTACGTGCCGGCTGGGATCCACCACTCGCCGCCCGACCCGAACTTGAGGTTCAGCGCGGCGCCGCAGCCGATGAGGCCGGCGTTGCTGATCGTGCCGTCGTCGAGAACGGACTTGAAGGCGTTGGAATGCCGGCCGATGGTGTTCGCCGGGTAGGCGTTGGCGCGGCTGTAGCCCACCATGCCAGCGCCCTTGGCTGCGTCATTGGTAGACGCCAGGTCGGTGCGAAGCGTTCCGGCAGCATCGTCCGTGCCGATGGCGCGCCGCGTCCAAACCGTCGAACCGTCCGAGCGCTTGAGCAGGAGGTCGTAGCCGCCATCCGTAAGGAACAGCGCCGCCGGCAACTCGCCCCGCGCGTTAAGGGCGATGTACTGCCCGCCGGCGCCGTCGCTCGTGTAGGTCTGCGGCACGGCGCCCGCGGCGTCGGTGTACGCCGTCTTGTGGGTCGTCGTGTTCGGGGCGTAGGTGTAGAGTCGCCCAGACGCCAGCGGCAAGCCGGCGTCGGTGAACTGCTGGACGTTGAAGACGCCCGATAGGCTCGCCATGTGGCGCTCCCGTGTTGTTTGTCAGGTCAGGAAGGCTCCTTTCGTGGTCATCTCTGCATTCATGCTGTGGAAGGCGGTTGCGCTGATCGTGTTGGCGTTCGCGTGGGGGCTGTTCCGCGGCTTCACCGGTCGGCCGCTAGGACGGGGGCAGCGCGATAAGCCAGGCGCTCAACAGCAGGATTCGCCACCGCCCCCTGCACGGCGCCGGCAGCCGTAGGCAGGTTGTTCACCATGCGCGCGGCCAAGGACTTGAACAGCGCGCTCTTGTCCGCCATGAAGGCCGCCCAGCTTGCCGGGTTCGTCGTCAGCGCGGCCAGGCCCATCGGGTTCTTATTCATCTCCATCAGGGCGCGGCGCTCGGCGACGCTCAGGGTCGTGAGCAACTTGGATTCCTCGGCGTTCAGGGCGCCCACGCCCGGCACCGCGGTTGCGATCTCGTCCTTCAGCCCACGCGCGAGCGCTTTCTGAGCCTCGGTCTCGGCGCCGCCCATCTGCCCGTACTTCTTCGCCAGCACGCGATAGGTGCCCTGCTTCATCTCCTGAGCGGCCTGCACCGGGATGGAGGCGCCGGGGAAGTTCGGATGCGCGAGGAAGTCGTCTGCGACGCCCTGGATGGCGTTCAGGTCGCCGGTGGGGCTGACCTGGCTGCCGAAGGTCTTGCGCACATCCGCCAGCGCGGCGAGCACGTTCTGTTTGTCCACGCTGGCGGTCGACGAGCCGATGCGGCCAGCGATGTCGGCGTTCTTGGCGTCGATCAACTCCCGAAGCTTATTCACGCCGGACTTCGTCGGGTTGATGCCGTAGTCCAGCAGGGTCTTCACGGCCGTTTCCGCATCGCCGCTGCGCAATTGCGGAAGGGTCGGCTTGATCGCGCTCTGCATCAGCCGCTTGGCCGCTGAGTCGGTCAGTTCCGACAGCTTCTGTCCCGCGAAATTCCCGACCTTGCCAGCGACCTGGAGCGCCCCAGGCATCACGGCGCCCACTGCTGCGCCGGACGCTGCTGTGTCGGGGTCGATCAGCGCCGCAGTCGCACCACCGTTGACGGCGCCGCCCACTGCACGCACGAGCGGGTTCACGAGCCCCGTGGCATTGCCTGCGCGCATGCCGGCGCTGCCGATCGCCTCGAGCACATTCGGGATGGCCGTTGCCACACCCGGGATCTTCGAAAGGCCCTTCGCGATGACGCCACCCACCGGGGCAGTCGCCACCATCTGGCCGCCGAACTCGCCCGCTCCGTTCATGACCGGGTGAGCGTCCTTGTACGGGGCGTTCTCGCCCTCGATCTTCTTCAGGCCGGCGTCGGCGTCGTTCACCAGCCACCGGCCGGCGCGCTGGACGATGTTGCCGCCAGAGCCAGGCGCGACCAGGTCCGTGACAGTGGGCGCGCTGCCGCCTCCCAGCATCTGCACGCCTTTGCCAGCCAGCTTCTGCACGTTCAGCGCGACCTGGCCCATTCCCTTGCCGGCGCCGGCGGCGAGCGAAGTCAGCATGCCAGGCGCATCGGTAGGAGCCTGCGCGGCTGGCTGCCGGCCGCCATCCAGCGCCGTGACCTTCTTGCCGAACTCCTTCGCCGCGCGCGCCTCGACCTGGTCGGGCGTCACGTCGTCAGGAGCGCCCTGATAGACGTGCTGCGAGCCGTCGGCGAAGGTGACTGTGATGTTGCGCGGCATGGCTTACCAGTTCGAGGCAGTGGCACCGCTGGCGGTGGTGGTCGGCTTGCCGGCCGGCGTCCTCTCGAGCGCCGCCCGCGTGTTCTCGGTCAGGAATTTGTTGTCGAAGTCGTCGTAACCGGTCGTGCGCTTGTAGGTCTGGCGCAGCCCATGGAGCTGGCCGCCCATAAGCGACGTGTACTGCTGGATCACGCCGGCCAGCTGCGCCGGGGACCCCGCGGCGCTGATGACCTTGGCCGCCTGCTCGCGGTCGTGCATCGAGCCGCCGGCCCCGACCACCGCCTTCACGACTTCGTCGGCAACGATCTGCTTCGTGGCTTCGAAGTTCGTCGGCGCCGGCTTGCCGGTCTGCGTCGCGATGTAGTTGCCGACCTTGTTCAGCAACTGCACGTCGCCGTTCTTGAGTGCGTCGGCGGCCTCCTGCAGCGCGGCTAGGTGGTCGATGGCTACGTTTAGGGACTGAGCGGTCTGGCCCTGCTTGCCGGTGCCGAAGTCGCGCGCCGCCTTCTGACGCTGATCGAACTGCGTCGCGTCGAACTGCGGATACTTCGCCGCGACCTGCGCCATGACAGATTGCATGCGGGGGTTGTTGAGGGCGAAGCCGCTCGGAGGCTTGACCTGGTACTTCCCGATCTGGTCCACCAGCGCTGCGGTGTCGGCGCTCGGCGTGCCGTCCGGGTTCAGCCCGTGAATCTGCAACTGCGTGCCGCGCGAAGCGGCGGCACGCTGGTTTTCCGCCGCGATGGTGGCGGCGTTGTTGGCGCGCGAAGTGGCTTGCGTGGCGGCGTTGTCGGCGCTCTGCGTGATCGGGATCGCGTTGGGCTGACCCTGGCCAGTCGGGCCCGCCATCGGGTTGGTATTGACGAGCGCGCCGCCGGCCGCCGTCATGTGCGGCATGAGCGCTTCCTTCAGCTTCTCCGGGTCGAGCGCGCCCTGAAGCAGCTTCAGCTTCCAGAGCGGGTCGGTGGTCACCATGCGCTGGAAACCAGGAACGACCTGCATCGGCACCTTGCCGGCTGCCACAGCACGATTCAGCGCGGCGATCGCGTCTTCGGGCGTGTTCAGGGCCGCGGCCTCGGCATATGCGTCCTGACGTGCCTTGATGGCGTCGGCCTGCGTCTTACTGCCCGCCTCGGCGTTGTTCTTCGCGGCGACGGACTGGCTCTCAGCCAACTTGGCGGCGCCCTCTCGCTTCTTGGCGGCGATATCCATGAGCCCCGGCATGCCGGACGAGTCGAGCGCCTTCAGGAAGGAATCGCTGTCCGGATTGCTCGCCGCAATTCGACGAAGGGCATTGCGCTCGGCGAGGCCCTGCTGCACCTGGTCGTTCTGCTGCTGCAGCGCCAGGGCCTGCAAGGCATTGCGCGTGCGCAGGGCGTCCCGTTGGTCGTACTCGGTCTGATAGTCCATGACCGACTTTGGAGCCTGCAGGTACTGATGAAAGATCGTTGCATCTGCCGGCATTTCAGTCTCCCATCCCGTCTACACCGGAGCCAAAGCCGCCGCCGGAACCCCACTGCGTGAAATACCCCTGAGATCCGCCCGCTCCGTAGCCCCCGCCGCCGGCATTGCGCCCGTACAGCGCCGCGATCTGGTTCGCAGCGTTGCCCCAGGTGTTGGCCCGGCCCAGCGTGGCCGCGGCGTTGGCGTTGCCCTGAGCGGTCGTGAGGTTGCTGAACTGGTTGCCGTAGTTCTGCCCTGCCTGCGCCGATCCGCTGACCGCCGTCTGTCCGATGCCAGCCAATGCCGCCAAGCGGTTCAGGCGGTCCTGCTTGCGGCTGTAGGCTTCGCCGTACTTCGTCGAGCCGTAGTCGGTGCCGTAGCGCGCGGCGGCCTTGATGGCGGCGCCAGACACGCGGCCACCGCCCGCAGCAATTTTCCGGTCTATCGCCTGCTGGCCCTGCTGCAGTCCGAACTGATAGCCCGGGTCCGACATGACATCAGCTGCCGTGACAGGCTTGTTGATGTCGGTTTCGAGCTGACCCAGCGCCCGACCGCCGGCCTCGCGCCACGGCGCGTAGTCGGAGCGCGTGAGGTCGAACTGGCGCTTTTGCTCACCAAGGGCCGCATCGGTTGCGGCTTGCTGCTGGCTTGCGGCTTTGTTCTGCGCGTTGCTGCCGTCGATGGCGTTGCCAATGGCCCCACCAATGGCAGAGCCTGCCGGGCCGAAATACGACCCGGCGATCGAGCCGATCGCACCCCAGAGACTCATGACACCTCCCGACCGGTTGCCCGGATCACGATCGCCGAGGCCGTGCCGCAAAGCGTGCTGATGAAATCGCCGCTGTTGAGGGTGTGGCCGATCAGCTCGGGGAAGGTGTAGGACCCGCCCGCCTCGATGCTCTTGGTCAGAACGATGGCGTTTGACGCCCCAGCGGTGCCGCCGGATGGAACGAGGCGCACGGTCAGCGTCGCGGCGCTGCCGGTGACGTTGGTCCCGGTGAACTTAAGGATGGTCGTGCGGACCCCGGTCGCGGCGGTGTACTGCGTGGTCTCAGAGTTCGCCGCATACCCCGTCTCGATGATGGCCTTATCGGTGACGCTCATCAGTAGTACTCCGTGATTTCGAAATAGACGGTGGCTGCAGTGGTGGCAGTGCCGCGATTCGCCGTGACCGTCGAGCCGGACATCGTCAGTCCGACGCTTGTTTCAGAGGTCAGCCCTGACGTGCTGGAGACGCCCAGGTGACGAAGCTCGACGAGCCCCGTGACAGCAGGCGAGAACGTGTACGTTCCGGTTGTCGACAGCGCCAGATTGATGCTTCCCTGTCGAACGTTTTTCGGCCTGCGGGCCATGTTGAGCTCCTCCATCAGCGAGGCGATCAGGCCCGCGTTGTCAGGCGGTGGATC